GAGCACGGTGGATATCGATGATGCGGTAACGATGCCCTCGTTCACGCTGGAGGAAGGAACAACCACTGGTAATGTTGATCTCGACACATCAGACGCCATGAACTTCACCGGCGCATCAGGCGGGTATACCTTCGACGCCCTTGCGGGATTCGGCGAGACCGCTCCTTTGACGAATACAGTGACGATCGGGGATGGGTTGACGGCCGGTGTACTTGTGACGATGGAGCATGTTCCTGCCGGCACGGACAGTTCTTTCCAGATCAAGATGGTGTCCGGCGTCCCGGTTATCGACTTCTTCGGCTCCAATGGGGATACCTACCGGATGACGATTACAACCGCTGATGCGGCTTCATTCACCGGAGCGAGCGGCGGGTATCTGTTTGACGCCGTGATAGACGGTACGGACATCGCCAATACAACCATCGGAGCAGGCGGAGCGAGCAGCGGTGCGTTTACGACCGGTACGTTTTCTGGTGCTCTAACGTATCTTGAAAGTGTTGTAATAAATGACACTAATGAGACATTAGACACCGCATTGTCCGGAACAACGTACGTGTCACGACCGCTGACCGCAAAAAGGGTAAAGACCCTTCCGACTGCTGCGGTCGGATTAAATTACACGTTCTTTGTTGCCGACGCCGATTCGCTACGGATTATCGCGGCCTCCGGAGATTCGATAATTACATCGGCCGGGGTTGCAGATCGAGCCATAGGCAGTGTTGCCGGGACGGTTAAGTTACTCGCCATGGACTCGGTACGGTGGGTAATGGTAAACACTCTCGGTACATGGACACAGGATCACGGAGTAGAGTAAGATTGGGGGTGATGGATTGGAACGTTTGACAGCGACAGTCACGACCGACGGGGATGGGGCGGCGACCGCGTATTTCAGCCCGACACAATCGGGATACATCAGGGGGATACGGTATGTCAAAGCCGGATCGGGATCCTATTCCGACGGAGTTCAGGCGATATTCACCGGTGAAACGAGCGGAATCGCCATCCTGACTTGGGCGGCGATGAATGCCTCGGCGACACAGTGTCCACAGATGGCGACCTGCGATATAAGCGCGACCGCGGAATGGTACAACGATGAGAGCGATGAGGCGGTCAACGCGCCGATCCCGATCAGCGGGGAACGCATCAAGGTGGTGCTGTCGAGCGGCGGCGCCACAAAAACCGGGGCCTTCCATGTATGGGTAGGTTGACACCGATAACCTCTATGGAGGATATGATGAGGAAATTTTCAGGAACGAAAACGGTACGGATGCGGACAACCTACGCGGGTCCCGCCGGCAACTGTACATCAGGCAATACAATCGAGGTCGACGCCAAAGAGGCTGCGCTGCTGATCAGGGGCGGGTATGCCACAGAGGTATCGGGCCGCGAACTGGCGGCGTTCAGGCCTGCGGAACGCGCGGTGATTCCAGCGGCGCAACCGCGGGTGGCTGCTCCGGTCGAGCCTGATGAAGAAATCGGCGAGGGTGACGACGGGTGAAATCGAAACTGTATACGGCGCCGACTGTCGAGCCGGTAAGCCTGCTTGAAATCAAGCGTCAGTTGTCGCTCGGCTCGGTGGCGTTCGACGAGATGATCTCGACGACGCAGTCGATCGCTCCGGGCGCGCATGTGATCGCGGCGACTTACAGCCTCGAGGGAAGCTCGGTGGATATCAGCGGCAACGATGCCATGGTGGTTTTCGAATCCGGGACCAACGGCACGGGCGGCACGGTCGATATTAAAGTGCAGGACTCCTCGAACGGGACAACCTGGGCCGATGTGGCGAGCGGGTCATTCACTCAGGTTACCACCGCGAACGACAACACGTCCTATGAGATCCTCTACACCGGGCGCAAGCAGTATCTCCGCGCGGTTGCCACCGTTGGGGTTGCAACCTGCGACTTCGGGGTGACTGTCGTCGAGGGGTCGGTGTATACGGCGGAGGACGATCTCCTGACTCTGCTCATCGGCGCGGCGCGCGAGCATGTTGAAAGTTTCCTCGGCCGTGCGCTGATAACACAGACCTGGGACGCCTATTTCGACAGGTTTCCATCGGAGGACGATTACCTCGAATTACCGGCCTCACCGCTGCAATCGGTTACTACGGTATACTACACCGACAGCACCGGCAAGGAGAACACTTTCGCGGCGACCAACTACGATGTGAACATCATCGATGAGCCGGGGCAGGTAAAACTCGGGTACAATAAGAGCTGGCCGTCGACAACGCTCCGTCCCATGCTGCCGGTGCGGGTCCGTTTTATTGCAGGTTATGGCGATGCGGCGACAAATGTGCCAAAGCCGATTCGTCAATATATCTCAATACTCACGGCGACCATGTTCGCGCACCGGGAAAAGGAAGTGACTGGGACGATCACGAGCGCGCTGAAGTTCGTCGAGGGCTTGATTGAACCATATCGGGTGACGATATGCTGAGAGCGGGACGGCTGCGGAACAGGATCGACATCGAGAAAACACGGGTCACCCGCGATAGCCGCGGCGGCGAGACGGACAGCTGGTATACGCTCATCTCATCGGTACCGTGCGCCTTCATACAACTGACCGGGCGCGAGTACTACGCGGCGCAGCAGGAGTTCGCCGATGTTGATATCCGGGTCGAGATGCACTACCACCGGGGGGTAGACGAAACCTGCCGGGTGAAATACGGCGGTAAATACTACGACATCGTGGCGGCGATCGATGTAGACAGCAAGCACCGGGAATTGAACCTCATGCTGAGGAAACAGAAAAATGTCTGATGCGGCGCAGATACTCGGGATGAAAGACCTTGAGAAACAGTACGGCAAGCTCGAAATGATTCTGGACGACCGGGATCTCGAGGACGGCTTCCTCGCCGGGTGCCGGAAAATGCGCGACCGGATGAGGTCAAAAGTGAAGAAGAAAACCGGCGCGTTGGGAAAAGCCATTGTGGCGAAGAAGTTCCGCTATAAAATCAAGGGGCAGCCTGCCGCGTTTGTGGCAGTCGACCGCCGTAAAGCTCCCCATGCGCATCTTGTCGAATTTGGTCATGGCGGTCCACAACCTGCGCCGGCGCACGGGTTCTTCCGGCCGGTGGTCGATGAGTTCGAAACGAACGGAAGCGAGGTCGAGCAGGCGGTTGCGCAAAAACTGCAAAGCCTTATAGAGGGAGTGAGCCGGTAATGGAACTGAACGAGGCGCTCTATGCATACCTGTCGACCTACTCCGGCCTGACCGCGCTGGTGGGCGACCGGGTATATCCTGCCGTCGAGGTGCCTCATGGTACACCTTCACCATATATTACCTATCAGGAGATCGACAATCCACAAATACATACATCGGGCACCGATGACGGCCCCTATCGCCCACGGTATCAATTCAACTGTTGGGGTAGAACATACAATGAAAGTTGCATTGTAGCGGTACAATTACGAGCGGCGCTTAAAGATAAAACAGGGCAGATCGGCGGCGAGAGCGGTGTCACCCTGCAGCGAGCCTTCCTTGAAGATGAAAATGAACTATTGGATGAAACGACGAAATTAAAAGCGAAGGCGCTTGACTTTATAATATGGCACGAATGAGGGGTGAGGTGATACTATGGCCAAGCATGTATTGACAAGCATGGAATACCTGGTGGGCGGCTACGATCTGAGCACCGACCACTACGATCTGAAAATGAACATCCAGGCCGAAGAGAAGGTGTGTCCGACGTTCAAGGATACCTCAAAGGCGAGGATCGCCGGGCTCAAGACCTTCAACTTGGAGCACACCGGCTACTGGGCTTCCGACGGGACCGACGAGCCTGATGATGTCATGGACGCGCAGATCGGCAGCACCGCTCAGGTGGCGTCGATCTCTCCACTGGGGGGCGCGGTTGCGGCGATATGCTATTCGTCGAAGGGGCTGCGGTTCGGGTGTGGTTTTGGGGCGCCCATCGGCGGAATGCTGACATTCAACTCGGCGGTACGCGGCAGCGGCGTTCTGGTAGTGCGCGGGTCAAAGCTCGCCACCGGGCTCAAGTCGGCAACCGCCAGCGGGACCGCCTATGAACTCGGGGTTGTCAGCGCATTACAGAATCTCTATGGAATACTGCATGTGACGACCGCAACCGGTCAGGGCGATCAGACGCTCATTGTGAAAATCCAGAGCGACACTGCCGAGAATTTCCCCTCGCCGACCGACCGTATCACCTTCACCACAGTTACCACGGCGGTGACTGCGCAGTGGGCGACTCCGGTTGCCGGGGAGATCACCGATACATGGTGGCGGACTGTTTATACAATGACCGGCACGGGAGCGGAGAGTTTCACGATCCATGTGATCATGGCGATTCAGTAAGACAACATCGATAAACTGCGGCGGCCGATCACCGCTGCAGAAGAAAGAGGGCAGTGTAGGTGCCTACACCATCTACATCTGCCCTCTTTCGTTTGTATGAGAAACCAAAACACAAACAAATAACAAGGTGGTGAATGATGGCAAAAGCAGTGGGGTACAACTTCTACCTGTCGATCGGCAGCGATGTCAGCGCCTTCGTGAAGGATATGATCGCGAACCCGTCGTATGAGGAGCTCGATTCGACCACATCGAACACAACCGGCGCGCGCGAACGTCTCGCGGGCCTGGCTGACTGGGAGATCAAGGTAACTTTAGCCAACGACTTCGCGGACGCTTCGATCGATGATATCCTGTTCGCTGCACTCGGCGTACAGACCGCGATTGTTGCGAAATTCGTCGGGCCGACAACCTCGGCGGCCAACCCTAAGTACACCGGAAACGGCATCTTCTTCGACTACCCGGTGGGTGGGCTGGTTGGTGCTATGAGCGAAACAACGATAACCATCAAGGGTTCGGACGGTGTCCCGATGGCGCGGACCGAATCCGACGCTTAACAAGGGGGGGGTATGAAGGCGAAGGAAGTTGACATCACAAAGACGCTCCGTGAGGAGATCCTCGGTTGCGATGACATCGAGACCCGGATGGTCACCGTCAAGCAGTGGAGCGGGCGCAAGTTCCTCGTCAAAAGTTTCAACGGCGAGGAGCGCAGCCAGTTTTGGGAATTGTGCACCGACGAAGAAGGTAAAATCAACTCCAGTAAACTATTCCACATGAGCATCATTATGGCGGTCTGCGATCCAAAGACCGGTCAGCCGGTGTTTACTGTAGACGATTACGACATCCTGAAAACAAAGAACGGTATGGCGCTCGACAGTCTCGCCCGGGTGGCGATGAAAATCAACGGCCTGACTATTGACGAGGTTGAGGCCGCTGAAAAAAAATGAAGTTCGGTCATCCCGAGCGGCGGTTCTATTTCGCGCTGGCGCGGGAACTGGGGATGACCGTCAAGGAATTGCTCTCAAAAATCAGCAGCCGCGAGCTGACCGAATGGAAAGCGTTTTTTGAACTCGAAAACGCCGAAATGAAAAACGCCGAGGCGCGATCCAACACAGCGCGGTAACTACACGAGGAACGATACATGGCGAAATCGGTAGGGAATCTGTTCGTGCGTCTGTCGCTGCAGTCGAGCGGCTACACCAAAGGCCTGTCGGCGGCGAACAAGGCGGCGAACAAGACGGTCCGGGATCTGCGCGGGGGTTTCAAAGACCTGAACCGCGAGATCCCGTTCAAAAAAATCGCGATAGGGATAATGGCAGCCGCGACATCGGCGGCGTACCTCTCGGTCCGCCTCGTCAAAGTGGCATCAGACGCCGAAGAGATCAACTCCAAGTTCGGTGTGGTGTTCAAGGATCTGAGCAGCGACGCTAACCGGTGGGCGCAGGAGTTCGGGAAAAGCGTCGGGCGCGCCAACCAGGATGTTAAGAAATGGATGGCAACCCTCCAGGACACCTTCGTTCCGCTGGGATACGCGCGCGACCGGGGCTTCGAGCTGTCAAAGGCGCTGGTTACCCTTGCGGTCGATGTCGCCTCGTTCAACAACGCCGTCGATGACGATGTCCTGCGCGACTTCACATCGGCGCTGGTCGGCAATCACGAGACGGTGCGGAAGTACGGCATTGTCATCACCGAAGCGGCGCTCAAGCAGGAAGCGCTCCGTAACGGGTACACCAAGAACTGGCTGCAGCTCAAGGAGAACGAGAAGGCGCAACTCCGCTACAACCTCATCCTCGCCGGGACCGCCGACGCTCAGGGCGACGCTATCCGTACGGGCGACTCCTACGCCAACCAGGTCAAGCGCATGCGGGCGAACATCACCAACCTATCTGAAAGCATCGGCAACTCGCTCCTTCCTAATTTCACCAGCGCCATTCAAATGGCGAACGACTGGGTGAAAGCCAACGAAAAAATGATACAGCAGAAGGCCGATGTGGCTCTCAATAAAATCGGTGATGCGATGAAGTACATCTACCAGCACAAGGATGCGCTGCAGACGGCAATAGGTGTGTTTGTCGCTGGATTTGCGATAAACAAATTAGTTTTGATTTCAAGTGCATTAGTCACTATCGGAAAGGCGCTTGCAGTAATCGGTGCAACGCCTTTTGGGGGGGCGCTTCTCGCGGGCGCCGGTATTGTTGTAGGCGGATATGGCCAGGGTAAAATGGCTGCAAAAGGCAAAATGATACCTGTTGGCGCTGGCGGCCCTTATGGTATGGCGATGCCGATGGGGATGTATCCAGGGCAAGGAGGTCGACGAAATCTACCGAAGATGGATTTACCATTCAGGGATGAATTGCCGGGTGGATTAAAAATGTTGTTTGGTGGGGCAGGCATTGGTCGATTAAATGTGCCAGCATTTAATGTTGATTTACCTTCGGCACAAAATGCTATGGGTTTAAAAATGCAATTACCTCGTAGCACTCGCGCCGGTGCGGCCCCTGAAAAGCCGGCGAATGTCATGGCCATGGAGTTCTCCGATTTCACGCGGATACCGCAGGCGCAGATTAATCAGAACGACGCGGGGTATCAGAAGTTGTTAGATGATGCACAGGAGTACAGCGACAACATAATCTCCCTCAAGCGTGAGGTGAAAGAGCAACAGATCATACTCACCACCACCGGCTTCGAACAGCAGCGTCAGCTCGAGGTGAAGCGCTACAGCGAGGAGGTGGAAAGTTACAATAAGCAGACCAAGCTCATCGAGCTCGCGCGCGAAAAGCACAGACTCAACATGCAGATCATCGCGCAGTCGGAAACGCAGCAGATGATTCAGAGCGCCACGAACTTCGCGGTATACTGGAGTAACGCGCTGGTGTCAGTGGTCGAGCAGTCGGGGAATTCGTTCGCCAACATCGCGCGCATGTTTGACCAGATGATAAAGAAGATGGTGATCCGGGCGGCGGTTGCCGGATTCATCGGCTACATCCTCGGCGGGCCAGTCGGAGCGAAAGCCGCAGCGACCGCCGCAGTCGGTATGCCGAGCCTGCCGTCAGGGTCCCGCGGGAAGAGCGCGGTGTACACCGATCAATCGAGCCTCACTATTTCCATCGGCGAAGGGGCTCGCGGCATGAACACGAACGAGATAGCGAGGGCGGTGGACGATGTCATCCGTACCCGCAAGAGCGCCGAATTCGAACGTCTCCTCAAGGCGGTTGGGTGATGGCGAACAACTTCTTTTACTATCCGGACGCGACCACTCCGACGACCACGCTGGAGTTCAACACCAAGGGTCACCTGTTAGACGGGTCCGATGAGACGGTCGAGTTCAACCAGATTACCAGGCGCTCGAAAGGCGGAACGCGGTACGCTACCAGCTTCGGCGCAAGCAAGCAGCTCTGGCAGTTCGGAGCCATCGTGCGGGAAAGCTCAGAATCGCTGGCCGATAGGGCCGATATGATCAGCTTTCTCGATACGGTGCTTGGCGCGGTCGAATACTTCACCTGGCGCGATGAGAGCGAGGTCGACCGTGTGGTGTGCATCGTTGACGGGTCGATAACCTTTCGTAAGCTTTCAAGCGACCTTGTTCGTTGTGAGATGACACTGGAGGTGCAGTGAAATATCTGCTTCCCATTATTGCTATAATACTCATCGCAGCGCTGTATGCCGGGACAGGTTCCCTCTGGCGCAACCAGTACGACGACAGCTACATCACCTACCGGTATGCGGTCAATCTCGCCGAAGGACGCGGGCTGGTGTTCAATGAGGGCGAACGCGCCGACGCCGCGAGCTCATGGCTGTTCACAGTGGTGCTCGCCGGATTTTATCGGATCGGTTTTCACAATCTGGAGCTGGTGTCATTCATCCTGAATATGGCGGCTGTGGGAGCGATAGCGGCGTTCGTGTTCCTCTCGGCTGTCCATCTCGGTCTGTGGCAGCCGGCGGCGATCCTGCTCGGTCTCATCGCTTCACTGCACGGTTTCATATCGGGCTGGTCTGCGCTCGGCATGGACACGGTGCCCTTCGCGGCGCTGTTAGTGATGTGGACGTACTGGACATTCATCGATAAACGGATGGTATTCTCGGCGGTGCTCACCGTCCTCGTGGTGCTTATGCGGTTCGAGGGGATGCTGGTGTTGCCAGTCTGGTACATGACGATCAGACACCATCGGGTGTGACATGAATAAAATTCGACTGCTTATACTGTTGTCAATATTGATTTCATCATTTAGTCTGAAACAAGCATATAGGGCTAAAGATCGAGTTATGGAGCGTTTTTCTGAGGCTGAAAAGAGGATATTAAAAGTTGAAGATAATAGCACAAATACTATTAAAATGTTAAAATTAGCATGGATCATTAAAAACACAGTTAATAATACCGACGATAATTTCCTCAAGGCAATAAACATACGAAACCATATCTACCAAAATGTACCCTTGAAAAGAACGCCTGATGGGTTTAACTATTTAGATTTCGATAATTCGTACACGTGCTCAATACGAGATGAATCGGTCGGTCATTACTGTGGTGGTTTAGTTGCGCTCTATGCCACAGCCCTTGAAACACAAGGGATTCCCGCACGTTATGTCGGTTACTTTACCGATAACAAACAACCATACGATTCCCACGCTACCATCGAATTCTGGTATAAAGACAAATGGTACGCTTCCGACCCGACTTTCAATGTAATGTATCTGTATAAAGGAGAGTATTTATCATATTCAGAATTATACATATTAGTGATAAACAATATACCTTATGATGTAGTATCAAATGGGTTCCCCGTTTATCCCGAAAGAGCCATTGGTAATTATCCCGTTAAACCTATTGATTTTATGAGTTATATGGTTATTCATCCGAGCGTAATATGGGTGGGCAACAAGAAACTGTACTACCCGATGGAATTGTTTCCCTCGACGTGGGATGGCTCAATAACCTATGATGATATAGGGAAAAGAGATGTACGAAATTTTGAAGGAATTTATAGATATTTATATCACTGGAATTGATATGAAACCCAGACACCTGATAGTATTCATTTTAATCGCTCTTTATTACGCGACGCGATACCTGTACTATGGCACTCTCCTCCCCCATTCGGTCTACGCGAAAAACCTGCTGGCATACTACCACTCGCAGCCGCTGAATATACTCATGACATGGTACAGGTTCGCGCTCGCGGCCCCGTTGATAGCGGTCGCCGGGATTGTCATCGACCGCCGTCTGCGCTGGCTCGGGGTGTATATCCTGCTTTCCGTCGCGTCCTGTCTCGCGGGGCCGAACTCCGATTGGGTGCGTTACACGGTCCACCTGTTTCCGCTCATGCTCATCGCCGGGATCCCCGCGCTGAAAAGACGCTCTGTGGCGGCGATCGTCTGCGCCGTCCTGCTGTGGCAGGGTTACGGATCGGTGCAGTGGATGCGGTATCAGGCGGCGAGGCTCGCACCATGCCAGGTGATTCGCTGCGAGATGGGCGACTGGCTGCAGGCGAATGTCGCAAAGGAGGAGTGGATAATCAGCAACGACATCGGCGCGATAGCCTACCGTGCAAAGGATTGCAGGTTCATCGACCTTGTTGGGTTGACCTCGCCCGATATACTGACCGCCTACCGGAATGGCGAAAACAGCGATGGTGTGATCGCGGACAAACGACCGGCGTACATCGCGGATACGTTCAACATCGTCGACGGGAACCTCGTATACAATCATGCACTTCATAATATAGCGTTAAAATATATAACCGGCAAACAGTACAGCAGGGATATTATGATAGCAATCGCCGGAGTCGAGGGGATATGAAGACCCTGACCACCAACGTTTCCACCGGCTCGAAAAAGCAGGGCTCTCGTCCGCGCTTCTTCGTGCGGATCCCCGACGCTGACCTGTTCCTCGCCACAAAGGCGCAGACCGACAGCGGGAGCGCCGAAGCCTTCGTCGACACCATCGAACGTCTCGGGACCATCAGCGAGCGCATCGACCGTCTCGGCGGCATGAGCTCGGTGTCCGGGCTTGACATGTCGAACCTTGTTCTCGGCCAGCGGCTGACCCTCGCCACCGAAGCGGAACGGTCGCCGAAGTATACCGTCCAGAGCGGGCAGACCATCCTCGGCGCGGGCAGGCTGGTGAAGGCCGGGGCTTACGGCGACACATATCTCGATGTGCGCAATGCCACGACAGCGTCGAGCTTCTCCACAGTGCTCATTGTTGTTGGGCGGACCTACAGCCCCGGAAGCGAAATCTTCACGAACTACCGTGGCTTCCTCCACTTCGATGTGCCTGCCGGGATAACGACCTGCGAGGAGGCGGTGATCCCGCTGCCTGGCAACGGCGACGCTTCTGCGACCGACTTCGAGCTCTATCTGATCGAGGGGAACTGGTCGAGCCTCGACACCGGGACCTTCAATGATTTCGACGGCTGGGCTTCGAGCGGCGCCTACACGGCCGAGATACTCAATGAGCCTTGGGAGAGCTCCGAATTCCAGAGCGGGACGAACTACATCCGCCTGAACGAGGCCGGGCGCAACCTGATAGTGGCAAACAGCGGCGGCTCGGTGAAGTTCATCCTCCTGTCGAAAAAGGATTACGCGAACTCCGCTGATCCATCGGGCAACGAGTATGTGCAGTTCGATGCGATTAGCGCCACACTGACCCTGCGGTATAACTCAAAGAAACTCGATAATAAAGAGGTAGAGATTTACCTCGACTACGAGCCTGTTGCCACGACCTACACCGGGATGCAGCTCATCAGGAAGTTCATTATCGACGATTACGCGGTGACCGACAGTACCCTCGACCTGGTGATCAAGGATAATAACTTCAAGCATGACCCGGAGATTCCTCGAGATATAGTAACGAAAGAAGATTACCCCTATTGTTCATCAGAAAATATTGGTAAACCCATACCGATTCTTTATGGAGATTTTACGTCAGTAAAAGAATTCAGGGAACATGCTGGATATTTTACAGAAGAAACAAATGATACTATATGTAGCGGAGGCGAATGTTTCCGCGGTCTCCTTGTAGATACTGTATACAATTATTTTCTTTTCGCTTCTCACGCGTTGAAAGAAATAGCTGATTTTATGATGTTATGGGATGGGGGGCTTGAAACCTATACCATTATCCCATGTATAGTTACAAATATATCTACGGGAAAATATGGAATATCAAAAGGAACCGATGATGCAGACTTTCCCTATTATATGACTACTGAAGATTATCCAAACCCTGCCATTAACCCAATCATTGTAAAGATACCCTATATGGGCGGAACTGATGGTATAATAGATTATACTAACTCCCAAAATAACGATCCATCTGATTGGGCGACAATTAATTCACATAGTGATTATTTAATTTTAAATTCCTTCGATATGTCATGGGGCGTCTCCGGTATGTTTGATACCATGGCCTTCGTGATCGAAACTTTTGCGCTAAACGGATATGGTGATAGTAATTGTATAAAATTCAGACATGGCGTTTGGAAAGATGACAACACTGAACTTCAGATTGTGGAGGAACATATTACGTCGAATGGCCAGCATGTCTATGTTCTGGATCATGCTGAAATCCCAAATTCAAAAGTAAACACTATCATAGGAATATACGGTCAGCAGTGGCAAGAGGGTGATTTTCTTGATGGGTTTGATCCGAATTACCCAATCAAATTCAGGAATGTCTGTATCGTACGCGGGTTTAGCGCAGGACTCGTCAATAAAATTTATGCTCTCGGACAAGGCAAGGCTGATGACGTCTCCGGGACTGTCACAGGCACACCCTCATCGCTCATCGAATGCCCGTCCCATGTCATCGAATCCTTCGCGCGCGACGAAATGAATCTTGCCGCGGCGGACATCAACACCACATCGTTCGACACCGCGGCGGTCGCGCTGGGAGCGTGGGAGTACGCCTTCCAGATCCTCGACCGCAATAAAGCGCACAGTCACCTCGATGCGCTCGCGCAGCAGTGCAGGAGCCGCGTGTTCTGGGATTACAGCGATACTCTCAAGATGGTGACCTTCTCCGCTACAGCCAACTTCTCGGTCAGCGGGACCGACGTTCCCTCCGGGCTGGATATCTTCGACGCTACCGGATCGCCATCGGGCGGTTCGTTCACCACCAACCCGATCCTGCCGAACAGCCTGCGCATCGGGCGGGTGAGTCTCGACGATGTGTTCAATGACTTCATCCTGCGCTACCGGAAGAACTACGCCTCGGGGAACTTCGACGATGTGCTCTACATGGACAACGGGCTCGGGACCGCCGGGAGCGTGGCGACCAACCTCGACGAGGCGAACCTCGAGTGCAGCTGGACGCTCACCGAACTCGCGACCCTCTGCGCTGATAGCTACACGACCTTCGGGTCGACCAGGACGCTCACCTATGAGGCGACCCACATCCGCGACGAGGCGACCGCGTCGAAGCTCCTGCAGTACCTCATTGAGCGAACCTCTCAACGGTGGTATACGGCGACCATACAGACACTATTCACCGCGGTCAGCCATGAGCTCGGGGACATCATCAACATCCGCGACGACCGTGTCGACGACCTGTTCGGCGCGGCGACAGCGTACTACAAGAAATGGGAGATCATCGGGCTCGATACGAACCAGGACTCCTGCGAGATAACGGTAACGGCGATAGAGGTATAGGGATGCTTGAACCTGACAACATATACCTGGGACACACCCTCGACTTGTTAAAGCCGGCGCCGGACGGCTTTGTGGACTGCGTGGTGACGAGTCCGCCATACTGGGGACTCCGTGATTACGGTCTTGAGCCGATAGTTTGGGATGCGAAAGAGGGATGCCAACACCTGTGGATATTAAAGCATAGTTCTGGTTTAACTGGTGGGCAGAATCAGGGGAAGAAGAATGAAAATCCAGATGGATGTACTTACCGGCCAGTTCCTCCAAATGACTCAGCTTTTTGTTCCCTCTGCGGCGCATGGCGTGGATCGCTCGGACTCGAGCCGACATTCCAGCTCTACATCGACCATCTCATGCAGATAATGGCGGAGTGCAGGCGGGTGCTGAAGGATACGGGCACGATGTTCGTGAATATCGGGGATAGTTATAGTAATCCGAATCAAGCTGGTGGTGGAGACCCAACTATCGGGAAAAGGAATTTGGGTGGCGCGGGCTATCCAAAGCGAGGCATGTCCGGAATCCCCGCCAAATCCCTCGTCGGTATCCCCGAACGCTTCGCCATCCGCATGACAGATGACCTTGGCATGATACGGCGCAATACCATTATCTGGTATAAGCGGAACTGTATGCCCTCATCGGCAAGCGACCGCTTCACGGTGGACTTTGAGCCCGTTTATTTCTTTGTGAAGCAGGGGGATTATTGGTTTAAACAACAGAGAGAACCTTATATCTATGACCTTGACAGATGGGGTGGAGATTATAAGATAAAACCAATACAAGAAAAATTAGACCCATCAGAAATGGCTTGTGCAAATAGTTTAGCAAGAGAAAGAAATATGCGCCCTAATCTCAATGGTCGCAACCGCCGTTGTATCTGGGACATTCCTACCGAGCCGTCGAGTGAGCCGCACTTTGCAATGTTCCCTCAAGCACTGGTCGAGCCGATGATCGATGCCGGATGCCCACCTGATGGAATTGTACTCGACCCGTTTTCTGGCATGGGTACGGTAGCATCGGAAGCGATAAAGCAAGGGAAACGGTTTATCGGGATAGAGTTGTCGCCCGACTATTACAAGCTGTCAACGAAGCGCATTGCCCTTGAACTCCAGCAGCTCAACCTGTTCCATAACACAGAGGTGGCGGTATGAACGAAACGACACCAGGCACACCGGCGACGCCGCTCTATAAGCGGAACCTGCTCGTCGAACACACGGTGAAGATATATCGGCCTTCATTTCCGGTGAAGCGCTCGGGCAAAAGGCTGGTTCGTGACAAGAGACACGCGCGGAACGCCGACGGGATTGTGATCTTCGGCAAGAAAAAATACCGGGTGCAAAACGACGGTTCACTAAGAAGGATCGATGGCTAAAAAATCAGGACAGTTTGTCGGGCCAAGCGAGGGAGCGTCGACAACAGCAGCGGCGAATATCGCCGGAACTCCGACCTTTGTCAGCCACGACACCGGGGCGATCGCCATCACCTGGGATGAGAACAGCAACTCCGATGTCTGTGATTACCTGATCTACGTCGAGGAGGACGGCAGCCCTGCCGGATATGTCCAGGCGGACGGCACGGTCGACTCCGGCGAGATATGGCAGACCTTCGCTGTCTGGGGAGCGAGCGTTGAGGTAACCGGCCTCACGGTGGATACACCGTACAAGTTCAAGGTACGGGCCCGCGACGAGGCGGATAACCCGGTCGACTACAGCGCTCTCTCCGTGACCATGTGCACCGATCCGGGCATCGACTACGGGGTGCAGTCGAACAACCTCGACAGGACGGCCACCGGCGGCGACACCATCGTCGATGAGGATGAAGGGCTTGTCATCAGCGGAACAGAGGTGCCATCGGGCGAGGAGACGCAGAGCGAGCTCCCGGAGTACTACGGGGACATCACAGTCACCTATAGACTTATCAACGATGATAGCACCGAGAGCCGCGTGGTGGTGGAGTACTCCGAGAACTACGACCCGGACGATGAAACGGGCGATTGGTACACAGCGACAGAAGGATCGGGAGGCGACGGTCTCACCGGGCTGAACACCTCGGCGGCGGGGAAGAGCCATACCTATGTGTGGGATTCCTACGAGGATTCAGGGAAGTCGGAGCTCGATGTAGCAGTGTACCTGCGCATCACGCCGTACGACGCATCGCCGACGGGGGGCGACGCCGCGAACGCTGTGGCATCGGACGCCTTTGCAGTCAATAACCGTCCCGGCAAGATCACCTGGGCGAACGCGGACGGCAGAACTTTCAGCAAGGATACGACGCCGGCCTTTATCGCGACGATTCCCTACCTGCGCGCCGGGACGAAAGGGTACCCGACATTGAGCGTCTACGAGTCGGACGGGACCTCGCTGGTGATGGAGCGACGGTCGGTATGGGCGATCGATGGATGGGAGTATGAGGACGACACGGACAGCTGGAACTCGCTCACGGTTGCCGGGATCCCGGACACGGTGATCGACGGTACGAATAGAATGCGGTATACGGTGCAGGCTGCGGACGCGCTGAGCGTCGACGACGGCTCGACGGATTACATCATCAACGGCTATATGGGGGAGGTACAGGACCGTGGGTAAAATCGGACAGAAATTCAACGACCTTCCGGTCGAACTCTTTCTCGCCCTCGCGATTATGGTGGTGGCGATATTTATACTGGTCTGTATTAACCAGGGGATATTTTTAAAATGACAACGAAAGAGAAAAAAGCCTGGTCGGCGGCTGCTGCGATAGGAACGGTCATGGTGGTGATCCTCTCCCAGATGGGGGAAACCCCGGAGCCGCCGGTGAGACTGAACCACATGAACCGGGCGCAGAAGGATTCTGTCGTCGCTAAAGAAATCCGCGAAGCAAAGATCGGCGATGAGATCGTGTCCCTGCGTACCAAGACGGCGCGGATAACCAAAGTTGGTAGTAATAAATTCAACGCCAGGATTACCAGTGCACCGCAGAACTATCTCGACGACGCCGACAGTGTGTATAAACCGATCGATCTGGCAGTCAAGGATGTGTCCGATCTCGCAAAGGACGATCCGCTCAGAAAGTTCGACAAATATATCAATGCCGGGAACTTCCGCGCAGGTTGGAAAAAGAACAAACGGCACGATGTATCGTTCTACCGCGAGAACTCGTTCATTTCCTACACGGCGCTGTTCGATACCATCGATGTACCGGTCACGACCAAGTTCAGCACTGTCGGGGTCAAGCAGACCTACACGTTTGCGGATGTGGAGAGCGTTCAAGACCTGAAATGGCTGATGTCGTCGAACACCATCAAGCAGAAAAGACCCGACGGCGGGTTCAATTTCTACAGTGACGACTACAGTCTTCAGTTCATCATGCCTGCGCCGACCGCCTGGGATGCGAACCATGTTTTTATTCCGGTGACCGCAACAATTTCTGGGGATACGCTTATCTATGTAGCGGTGATATCCGAAGATGTGGTGTTTCCAGTGACGATTGACCCGACAACTGTGATAACAACGAATGATGCTTATATATATGTAACTAATGGCACGTATGTAACTGCGCGGGATGCGGTTACTGGAGATGCTGTATACACTACGATCCTGGGTGTAGGTCAAATAACGGATTTTACTGTGATGAGAAATTTTTTCTCATTTGCAATCCCCGATATGACTACTTTGACCTCTGCTTCTTTGTTTTTGGAAGGTAATTCAGACAATTCAACCACCGATTTTGAGATTTATATCCATGCTGCAACTCAAAGTACTCCGCTTGTAAAAGAGGATTTTGACTTATTTGACGGACATCAAGCGAGTGGGGCATACAATGGCACTCCTTTGACCGACGCATGGAGTTCGGCGGACTTTTCACCGGAGTGGAATGAATATATATTCAATAATGATGGACTTGCTGCTATTTTTGCAAAGAAAAATGATATATTCAAAATAGTGGCAATTTCCGAAGAGGATTATAATAGTTCCGCGCCGGTAGCTAATGAATATGTTACTTTTGAAACTTCTGCTACTGCTGATAAAGAACCGTATTTATCGATAACGTTTTTATTAGTGCCAAATGCACCTACCAACTTTGCCAATACATCCGCGACAACGATGACACTTTCCTACTCATGGACGGACAATTCGGGTGATGAACTCGGATTTAAGATAAAGAATGCTGGCGGGGATACGGTTACTGTTGGTACGTATGATGCCGAAGCAGAAGTCGGTACTGTTGAAGGATTGGGAGTCAATACCCGGCATGGTCTCCGGGTCTTTGCTTTCAATGCCGATGGCTGGTCAACGCCGTCCGATTCAGTCGTCACCTATACCCTCGCCAACCCGCCGGAACTGTGGGATTTCACGAACATCGGGGCAACCGGAACGGTCGATGTTGGATTCGGGGAAAACGGCAACCCGGCGACAACCGAATACGCTGTCAGGGATTCGACCGGTCAGAAATGGATACAAACCGATGGAACCCGTGGGGAAACCATTGCCTGGGCGACCTATGCGGTCTGGGACGCGGTAACGATAACCGAGCCCGGCACAACGGGGACTATCCGCTATTCGGTCATGGCGCGGAACGGGGACAACGTCAACACGGCGGAGATTACTGGCACGCTTGATGTCTATAAGTACCCGCCATGTACGTCATTTGCCCTGAGTAATCCCGATACGACATCTATCGATGCCGCATGGACTTTAGACGGAGTGCATGTCGATTCGCTGTTGATAATGAATAGCCCGGAGAACACCGCTGTACAATATGTATCTGTGGCGAAAGAGGATACGACTGTCGGTGGACTCACGCCGAATACGCTCTATACGTTCTTTATCCGTGCGGACTCTGCCGGGACAAAGGGCGATTCCAACGCCGATTCACTCTACACACTTGCTGCGCCGCCGATAGCATGGGATTTCACCGAGGATTCCCCACTTGAACTCACGCCGTCTTTCAGCGGTGGCAGTAATCCCGCTGGGACGCAGTATGCGATCCGGGACTCGCTCCGGCATGTGTGGATTGACGCGGCGGGCGTCCCTATCGGGACAAAGACATGGCGCACCGAAGCACAGTGGGAAGCAATCACCCTCACTGGATTGATGTATGACCAGCAATACCTATTGGGAGTTGTGGCGAAGAACTACGATGATATTGAAACCACCTATCTCTGGGGAACGGTCACAACTGGGGCGCTCACGACTACTATTCAGGCTATTGAAGATGGGGGCCTGGTCAGTATCCCGCAGACATCGAATTACGCTCTGTTCAATACAGTTGATCCGTGGTATGGTTGGACAGATTCAACCTCTTACGCATCTCGAAATTATCAATTTTCCGAGTATACGGGGCAAGCTTCTTTTACCGTAGGTGAACATCTTACCAGTGGAACATACTACACGTATCGAAGTTATGTTAGATTTAACACTGAATCAATACCGGATGATGCAATTATCGACTCTGTAAAAGTAAAATTCAAATTAACAGACAAGAAGTCTATATCGAGCGGCGACTCATTGTACTTGTTAAGGTCTTCCGGTTTTACCCCAGTAGATAAAAAACAGTGGTTTTCTCGATTTTATACATGGTATCCGTCCGGGGCTTATCCTACTGCCAATTTAACAAAACTGGCTCCAGGGGAAAGCCTATATTCGCTGTCAAACGGGGATTCCACGAACATCTATTACAAATTTAACGCCGCAGGTTTGGCTATCGTTAACAAGACCGGCTATACTGAAATGTTTTTGCTGACAGAAATGGATAGGGCGGGCTTGCCTCCGTCAAGCGACCAATATGTTACGCTCGATGTGGACTATTGCTATATGCAGGTTTACTACAACCCATACGCCTATTCCCGCAATGTAGCGACCGGAACGGTTATTGATACGTTGAAAGTTGGGCAGGATAGCCTGTCTGTATCACGGGATGTAATCGACCGTTCGTTCATGACATTTCCGATGCCTGCTGGTATGACTTCGGTGACAACAGCCACACTAAAACTCTACGGATATGCTGATTCATCCGCGACAGATTTCGAGATTTACGTTGTAGGTGCGAACGCATATCGACCCACATTAACAACGGCAGATTTCATACGATTTCACGGGCGGCAGACATTAAATACACCACATACCAGTACATTACTCAATGATACTTGGAGCAGTTCGTCGTGGACAGCCGGGTGGGTCACAATCACGCTCAACAGCGATGGTATCGATTCGCTTGAAGCCGCTTCGGGGGACAGTCTTGCCCTTGCTCTCATTTCCAAAAACGATTTTGATGCAACGGCGCCGACTGGGGCGGAAAATATAATGTTTTACACCGCGACGGAATCGGGCAAAGAACCGTTTTTAGATCTTTCCTACGCGCTTACAAAACCGTCGAACTTTACTATCGATCCGGAAAGTTCGACGAGATTGATCCTGACATGGACGGACAACACTGATGACGAGGATGGGTTTAGGATCATCGACCCGTTCACCTATGCTTATATGGATTCTGCGGACGCCGATTCGACCTACAAGGTATTGACCGGACTCGATGTAAATACTCTCTATCGCTTTCGGGTGCAGGTTATCCGCGGCGCATCGGACTTTGAAGTATCGGACGCCGACTCCGGTTACACTCTGCCGGTGATCACCGGGGCGCCGACAGTATCGAATCCAACGAACACGACGCTCAAGGCGGTTATCGACACGACCGGGACCGGGAACCCGTCCTATACGAAATATCTGCTCATGTTATATACGGCTGCCGGGGACACCTATGCAGCCGATTATAGCGGCGACAGCCTCCAGGTGTTCAATCCGTTCTTTGTCAACGCAGACTCGCTCAATTCTTTGATAGATGATAGCCACCATTGGGGGACCTACGTCGCACATGGCAGCACGACAGGGACAACGTTTACGGTCGAGCCAGGACGAACTTTCACCGGCAAGGTGTTCGCAAAATCGGGGCAATAGGAGGCGGCATGGAATATATGAGTCTGGCAATGCTTGTTCAGTACGGGACGCCGGTGATACTGTTCGCGCTCATCGTGCTCAATGTCTATCAGTCGTTCATGATACACCAGATGCGCAAGGAATTGAACAATGTGAAGGAGAATATCACCTGGGGCGATACCTGTGGAGAACGCCATGATGAAATCGGCAGGCGGCTCAGGACACTTGAACGAAAAACAGGGCTTAACGGCGCGGCGGTGTGAGGTAGTGAGTCATGGTAAAAGTCACTGACACGCAGATGGTTAAACTTTGGCCGCATATCCGTCTCGACCAGATCGAACGTCATGGCGAACCGTGCATCGACAAAATGGATAGGGGTACTCTTGATCTCCTAAATACAATGTGCCGGGAAGCCGAATGGCAAAAGAACTGGCTATTTAACATCAACAGTACATGGCGTGAAGGCTCAACCGGGATGCACCCAGAAGGTAAGGCGGTTGACGGCTATTTCTACAAGAAAATGCCGGGCGATGTGAGCGTCTGGGAGCAGTACGAGTTCGCTCGAAAGTATCCCTGGGGCGGCATCGGCGCGTATCCGTTCTGGATCACACCTGGGATTCACTGCGATAGTCGGCCGACAATAAACCGCATCGCTACATGGTGGAGAGATGCGAGCGAGAACGATCATAGCTTGGCAGAGGCCAAGCAGATATTTGGGGTGGAAGTATGACCATCTTCTTTATAATCGTATGTCTCATAGCCGCTTATTTCCACGGCATCCATGAGGGCATGATCATGACGCAGGATTGCGACCTCATGCACAACTTCGCGTATCCAGGCGTTCGCGGGCACGATTGGATCGACTTGTATCATGTGCTGTCGCCGGGGCGGGACATGCTGTTTATCCTGCTTGGCTTCTCTCTCGCGGCGACCATGCTGTTTGTCGGCTTTATTGGGATCGCGCGGGTACTTCCCGGCATCGTCTTTGGCTGCTGGGAGCTCGCAGAGATCGGCTATGCCATGGCTCGCGGCGGCCGCGTGATATTCCGGAGCCGGGGAACGCCGTACGAGCATGTCTATTTTCTTTTCTTCGACCGCAAGGTAACCGGGCGATGGGTATATATCGTCCATGCCCTGCGGATAGTGGCAGGAATTACACTTTTAATTGGAGGTGTGCTGTGAAAAAGTTTCTACTGTTTACGCTCATGTTTCTGCTGGTCGCGGCGACAGCGTTTGCCGGGCCGATGGAAGCCGTCAAAGGCTGGTTCTCATGGACTGCGGCGGCGTTCATCCTGAGCGGATTGCTCGCGCTCGGTGTGATCGGGAAGTACACGCCATGGCTGTCGAAATTTCTCATCGCGGTGGGGGCGCTCATCACCGGCATCGGGCTCGCGCTGGCCGACGGGAAGGTTACTGTCGACGAGCTCAAGGAGGCGAAGGAAAACCTCAAGGCGGTCAGGCTGCTGTTGAGACCGCCGAAAGCAGGCGACAATGGCTGACGAGGAAAAAAAAGTAAACCGTCCCTGGTGGAAAAAGAAAACCAACTGGGGGCTCATACTGTACGCTGTCGGAGAGGGCATGATATACTTTCCGGTCACCATGCCGTTCGCTCCGATAGTGAAGGTTGCCGGTACACTGCTTGCTGGATACGGGGTTGCCGATAGGGTGACAAAAAAATAAGCTGGTCCGATAAAGACGGCGTACTGAATAGGAGGTTTATGACTGCACGGGATATGACCAACGACCAGATGATCGATGTCCTCGCCGGACACTTCAAAAAGTACGGTGTTCTCGGGACGCATCTTTACCGGCGACACAGATTGACGCCGCCAGTTGCAACCTATCACCATCGCTTTGGATCATGGGCGGAGCCGAAACGTCTCGCCATCGAGCGCGCGGGGATCGATCCATCGAAAGGTGTGGCGCGGCCGCCTTCCGATGAGACAGCTGAGAAGTTTACCACCGATTTCAGCGGCGACAAGGGCAGCATCGAGACCAACTCGACCCGTATCAAATCGCTCGCCGATGCGCTGGCCTGCGCCGATGTCGACCTTGAAATCTGGGAGGTCGACCGGTATGTCATCAACAAATGGGAGGTAGGCGCGAAGATCCCGGACGAAGCGGGCAAGGACTATCTGAAGGTCGAGCCGCTCTACCAGGTGAAGGTCTGGCTCAAGCGCAAGACGCCGACGCTGCAGCAGCTCATATTCGACGAGCTCGCTGTGATGCTCCGGGAGAAACCGCCGAAGTTCCCGAACCGTCCCCGAAAAGTACAGCGGGATCCGCACCTCCTCGAGCTCTCGCTCTACGACACCCATATTGGGATGCTCGCCTGGCAGGCGGAGACCGGGCAGGATTACGACCTCAAGATCGCGGAGGGGCTCTACCATTCCGCTATCGAGGACCTGATCAGCAAGACCACCGGCTTCCCGATCGAGGAGATACTGCTTGTGGTGGGGCAGGATTTCTTCCATATCAACAACGCAGAGTTCACCACACAGAAGGGAACGCATCAGGATACAGACAGCCGCCTGCCAAAGATATTCGCGACCGGGCACAACGCGGTGATCGATGCGGTCGACCTGTGCCTGACGGTGGCGCCGGTAGAGATTCTCTGGGTCCCAGGCAACCACGACACCGAGACCTCGTTCTTCCTCTGCAAGTATCTCCAGGCCTACTACCGCAGCTGTGGTCATGTCACGGTCGATGTCTCGCCAACGCACCGTAAGTACAAGCACTATGGTGTCAACCTCATCGGCTTCACCCACGGCAACGAGGAGCCTCACCGCGACCTGCCGACGATCATGGCCGGGGAACGCCGCGACATCTGGAGCGAGGTGAGCTGCTGCGAGTGGCACGTCGGGCATTTCCATAAGCAGAAGGAGACGCGGTACAGCGCAAGCGATACCTTCGGCGCAGTCGGGGTCCGTGTGATCCCGAGCCTTTCCGGGACGGACGCCTGGCACTACAGCAAGGGGTATGTCAAGACGCGCAAGGTCGCCGAGGCCTACCTCTGGAGCAGGGGCCATGGCTACACCGGGCACTTTTCGACGAACATAAGGGAGTGATGGCGGCGATAAATGGGACGGTGATCGAGGAGGCGATGAGCCTCCTTTTTTTATTGTGAAAAATAATTGATAAAAAGTGAAAATAATACTTGACATAACACGTTTTATAGTATATATTAGCAAGTACAAAGAAGAAGGAACCACCAACCAGGAGACGGAGATGGAAACTGAAAACAAAACAATCAAAAATACTCTGAGGGTCACAATCGACAAGAGATATGATGAGGTTGTGGTAGTTGATGAGCATTATAGTGAAATTAAAATAATAGGTTATGACTGGGAGCAGGCTGGATACACATGGGAAAAGGACATACAGCCGATTATCGACCTTGTCAAAACCGATGAACAGGAAAGAGAAATTACAATGACGCGCGAAAAAGTAGTTAAAACATTTGGTAATGAAACGACGGAACGAATGATTGACCGCCTCAATGGTGGATACAGCGAGTAATAAAAAACAAGGGAGGGCAAGATGAGAATCAAACTTGGTTGTAATGAGACAAGAGTAATGCCTGACGGCAGTTGGTATGTCAAGAGTACCGCAGTACGGCAGGGTTGTCTTGAGCAAGGCGGTGTCTGTGGTCGTATATATCATATTACGTCTGAGGCGCTCCGCGTCCTGCATGTTACCGGAGCACCGGGCGACGAATACAACGATTTGATGGATAATGACACCCGTGTACGTGCCGCATTGCATGACGGATTTGAGCAAACAGGCGTCAAGATAGTAATCAAGGGGCATATCGTACAATAAACTCTATCACCGGGCCGGCGGGTATCCGGCACCAGGAGACGGAGATGGCAGGATATGACGGGTACTCGAGATCGAACAACGCGGTCGATGCGGAAAGCAAAGGGCGTTACCCGATGACGAAGGCTGCGCGGATCGTGGCGAAGGCGACCGGGATCACGATAAAAGAGGCTCGTCGGGTGCTCATTGAACTCGGAACGAAAGAATTCCATCATACATCGAAGTTTTATAATGCGGCTAAATATTATGATACGAAACGCGCCATCGATATGATTCTCCACGGCAATCCCGATTATACCGATAACATCGAGTCCGATAAATTTGAAGCTGAACATGAAATTATCAAAGCAAAACGCGCCGCATGTAAGCATGAATGGACGGGCAAGTCGTATCGCTGGTATTGTCCGAAATGCGGCGAAACAGATCACAAATATGAAAGACCTGAATAACCTTCGTCGCTAAACTGGAGGATTGTTGAGTGAAATTAAAAACGGATTTTTGTAGACGGTGCGGTTTTGGATCAGATCCCCAAAAGCCCTGGGTTTTCCGAGTCGATCATCCCTGAACCTGTCCCAACTGTCATTCGGCGGCGTGGGATCGACCGCGCACGGGGAACGAGCCGGGGCCAAAACCGAAAAAGAAAGTGTAGCAGAATGTAGCAGATCGGTGAATGTTCACTATGTATGTGCAGGTATAAACAGGTATAAAATGTAGCAATAAAAAATCAGGCACTTGAACTCAAATTACTGTAAGTGCCTGATTTTACTTGGTGCCGAAGGGGGGAATCGAACCCCCATGTACTTGCGTACGGCGGATTTTGAGTACTCCGATAAGACTATATATTATAATAGCTTATAATTTTTATTGCTACATAAATCTGCTACACTCTACTAAAATCAATACCTTATGTGCACTTCTTCCGGCTCGGTGTGGGCGTATCCCTCGGTGACCGTGATCGAGCTGTGATCGAGGTGGTCCTTGATCTTCCAGGGGGACTCGCCGGAGAGCAGCGCGTGGGTCACGAAGGTATGGCGCAGGCTGTGCAGGTGCAACGATTCCGGGAGACCGGCGGCGCGAAGGTAGCCCTTGATCCAGTGAGTCAAGGTGTCCGGCTGGCAGACATGGAGCGGACAGTCGCTGTCGCTGCGGGCGAGAAACCAGCGCAGATCGTCGAGCGCCGGCGTCGGGAGTATGATCCATCGCTCGCGGTGGCTGTGGTGTTTGATATTCGGGACACGGATACGGCGACGGTCAAGGTCGACTGCGTCGCGGCGCAGCTCGAGAAGCTCGCGACGGCGCAGGCCGGTGTAGAGATACATGCGGGCGATGCGGAAACCCGGCTCATTGCCTGACGATTCGGCGGCGGCAAGGAAGCGACCGATATCGTCGAGGGACAGGTGACGGTGTTCCGGGTGGTGTTCGGCGAGGGCCTTGAACCGCTGGAACGGGTTGCGCTCGATGAGGCCGTCGTCAATTAGGCGATTGAGCGCGGCGCGGATGTGACGGCACACCTTATTGACCGTCACCGGGCAATCGCCGGACCGGAGAAGGGCGTCCTGCAGGATGCCGACTGCGTTCCGGGTGAGCTCGCGGAAGGGCGTGTCGGCGCCGAAGGTGGATGACAGGTGTGCGAGCGCGATACGGTATTCCTTTGCGGTGCCGTCGCTCTTTCCTTCGTGGGCGACGCGGCGCAGGGTTTCCGCGGTGAACCAGGCGAGGGTTTCGGCGCCGGGCGTCTGGTCTGTGACTGCGGCGTTGCCGGTCAGGCCGTAGTGATGGGCGACAACATCGAGGGCCTGTTCGCGGGTGTGGTTGACCACATCGACGCCGAGCTTTTTGCCGGAGAGCAGGACACGGCGGCGGGTCCCGTCGGCGTCGACCGAGATGCGACTGATCCACCACCAACGGGAGTTCTTTCGTTTGTAGACTGTCGGCGCGGGCACTACATGCAACCCTTGTAATAAGCAATAAAAAGGATGATCACGATAACAAGGATGCCGCCGTTTTTAAGGAGCGATCCAATGCTTTTGAATAAGTCAACCCCTACATATCTGCCTTTTTTACAATAAGGACAGGCATCAAGATTCTCTGGATACTCTTTTTTACAACTCCAGCATAATACCAATGTTACATCGGATGTTGAAATGGGTGCTCCGCAATGAGGACAGGAACCCGCCTTATCGCTCACTTCTTTGCTGCATTCAGAACATTCAATCAGCGCCATGTTTTACCGCCTTACTGAGTTTGAAATCAATAAACTCCACGATCTCGTTCAGCAAATCCGCGTCCTCTATCTCGCAGAGCCGTTCGAATATTTTTGTACGTTTTAATGATATATCGTTCACTTCATTGCGCTGCCCATGGGCGCTCCCTGCATCCAATTTTATATGATTTCTGTGAACAGAAATTAATCGGTCAAGATGATTACTGAAACGTGCTATAGTCTTCTTTTTAGGTTCATCTTGTATTAATTGAAATGTGCCAGAAGCCGTGAAGTCGCTCAAATCTGGCACAGATATTTCTGCTGGTTGAAACCGCTCGAGGTTCTCATCGAGCTCCCAGGGTTTCACACCAAAGAAGTCAGCAAGGTTGAGAATGCGGTCGAGCGGGCCGCTCCATTCGCCGCGCTCCATTCTTCCAATCGTATTAATACTTATACCGATTTTTTTTGCAAGTTGCGCCTGGTTAAGACGCCCTGCTTTTCTTAGGCGGCGTAAATTTTCAGATAAACTCATAATATTAATAAATATTTTTCAATCAATAAATCAAGCAAAAACATATCATTATATCTCCATTGGTTTATATATCTCATTAATAGTGGAATATTTTGCTTGACAAACACCCATACATAGTATAAATTCCCACTAATAATACTTATGAAAGGAGCAGTCAATGGAACCACTGTACTATCCGAATTTCAACGCCGTTCTCTTCCGCGCGATCCATCAGAAGTACCGGTCGCAGGATGCGTTCGCGAAGGTTGTGGGGTGTTCGCAGTCTTCGGTGTCGTATATCGTGCTCGGCGAGCATTCGATAAGTGACGAGAATAAGCGCTGCTGGGCTGACGCGCTCGACTCCACGGTCGAGGAGCTGTTCGGCGAAGCGGTAGAGGTATAATAGTTTGGGGGGCTGATCGCCTATAATCAGAGACGCTGAGCTGGCGAGCCAGCGGTCGGATTCGCAGCCTCCCAAATATAATAATCTCGGCGGCCTGCTGCGGGGTTTGCTGACGGAGCTTTCATCTCCTTTCCTCCTTTACCTGCAGCGGGCCGCTTGTAGAAAGGTCAACCGATGAACCGAATGCTGTCGCCGGCGCAGTTCGCTGAACTGACGCCGTTTTCCGCCGAAAGTATCAGGCGCCGTCTCCGCGAGCAGGGATCGTCGGCGTTTCCCGGAGCCCGTCGGTACGGCCGGCTCTGGCTGATACCAGAACACACAGCGTCGGTTCTCGGCAGGCCTGCGTCGCCGCCTACACCGGTTTCGCAGGCCGTAAGAACTGCCGAGGAGCAGGAGGCGTTCATGCGCGAACGCGACCTCGAACTCAGGAGGAGGTAACCTGGCCTCGTGAGTATAATATAGCATAAAAGAAACATCACACAATTCAAATGTATCACCGTTGATGCAAAGTGGGAGGGCAGTGGACATGAGCGATAGATGGCGGGACGACAGCGAGTACCGGGTGTTCCTGATGCGCGAGCGCGAGCTGTTCGGGAAGAATTTAAAGGAGGTCGCCGAGGCGATGGGTAAGAGCGAGCGCTGGCTGTACAGCGTCATCGACGGCACAGTCAACCTCATCCCCGACGACATTGTGCTGTTCGCCAATATCACCGGCGAGCGGCGGTTCGTCGAGTGGTTCACCCAGCGGGTCAAGGGGCTGACCCTCCGCGATGCGGCGCCGGGCGAGCTCGACGGCGATGTTTACGACAACCTCGAGGGGGCGCTCGACAGGGTGAACGCGCTGTTCGGTGAGTACCGTAAGGCCCGGAAGGACGGGAAGGTTGATGAATTGGAGATGATCCGCCTGCTCGATATTGTTCAGCAGCTCCGCGACGAGGCGGACACCATTGAAGCGGAGCTGACACACTCACATGGAGGTATGAAGTGATCAAACTTGGATCGAAGGTTCGTGATACACTTACCGGGTATGCAGGGGTTGCTGTTGCGAGGACAGAGTATCAGTATGGATGTGCAAGGGTCGCCATTGAGGCCGCCACACTGACCGAAGGAAAGCCTGTTGACCCTCAATGGTTCGATGAACAGCGTGTCGAGGTTGTCGAGGAAGAGGCGCCGAAGGTGAGCAGGGACAGCAGCGCTACCAGTGGCGGTCCGCAAAAAGACCCGTCAATTAGCTCATCGAAACAGTGACCGAAATAGTCAACATCGGGCGCGGCCTCTGCCGGACAACCCTGCGGGCGAACAGCACACGCAAGAGGAGCCGTCTCGAAAGCCTGCCCGGGATCCGCATCGTAGGGAAACGGGTGATCTTCCCGGCGGACATGACCGGGGAAGTGCGACGGGAATTAAGGAGGTGAAATGATATGGGGAAGAAAGCGTCAAATCCAGTACCACCGCCGATACGATGTAAACCAAAACCACCTATTGAACCGCTTTATATCGGGATGGACTTGTCGACGAGCCCTGATATAACGATAAAGATATTTAGTTGGATGGATAAGAATGGGCTCCGCCATTATAGCAGGCGACAACCAAGAAAAACGAAGGGTGTAAGGGAGTGGTAAAAGAAGAGGAGACACTGATGAACATGAATGATACGAAAGTAATTCAATACACAGAAGGAAACGCCGCAGGACACGGACAGCCGTATGACGACTATCTGCACACCACCCAAAAAAACGCCGATAAAATCAAAGCGAAAATTATAAAAATACTCGAGCGGGCAAAAATACACCAGGCGGAGATACATCTCGGTATGGATGAGATAACAGCGTTGGGAGACGAAGAGCCACGATTTATACCAAACGGGAAATTCTCTCTCATGGTTACCGGACAGAAGAGGGGAGGAACACATGGCTCAGATTGAGGGCAGACGCGATGGTTGGATGATGATCTGGGTTCGGTTCATCGAGGATTGTTACGACTTGGTGCCGTGGAGAACGATACAGGTGCTGCAGGATGTGATGGAGGAGGGCCACGACAAGGGGTTCACCGGCTGGCGCGACAAAGGGATACTGTACCACCTCGACCGCATACAACGTCACATTGACCTGTATATGGACGGCGACACCAGCGAGGACCACCTCGGCCACATCTTCACGCGCGCCATAATGGCAAAGGCGATCGAGCGGGGGAACTGATGGCTGAATCGACGAACATCGAATGGGCGGACGCCTCCTGGAATCCGTGGATGGGTTGCGATCCGGTGTCGCCCGGTTGCAAGTACTGCTATGCAAAACAATTCTGGAAACGGCTGGGTCTGAAACCCGGCGAAGTCAGGCGGGCGAAAGACGCGACCTTCAATGCCCCGCTCCACTGGAAAGAACCGAAGCGGATAATCGTCGGCTCGATTACCGATTTCTTCCATGAGGCAGCGGATAAATGGCGCAAAGAGGCTCTTGAAATTATGGCGCGATGCCAGCGTCATACGTTCATTATCCCGACGAAACGACCAGAGCGCATTATCGAATGTCTCTATGGCAGCAACTATTGGATGCCGAATTGGTGGTTTCTCGCCTCGGTTGAAAATCAGGAAATGGCGGACAAGCGCATCCCGGAGCTGCTCAAACTCCGTAAATACGGCGACTGGCCGGTACTCGGTTTGAGTGTTGAACCGATGCTTGGATTGATGAATTTAAGATTGGGTGGATGTGGATGGTGTGATGACTGTAAAGACTATCCTGGTGGCTGTGAAGACCCTATGTTCAAAACATCTTCTGGTAAGACACCTATTGATTGGGTCGTCTGTGGCGGCGAATCCGGCCCGAACGCCCGTCCCTGTCATCCCGACTGGGTGCGCTCGCTCCGTGACCAGTGTATCGAAGCGGGGGTGCCATTTTACTTTAAACAGTGGGGAGAATATATACTTAAAAGTCAAAAGCCTGAAGGCGCAAAAACAAAAAGTTTCGGAGTACTTTCTCCCGACGGAACTTGGTTTGAAGGACATACCGGCTGGAACGGTCGAGATATTGACCCTGATACCGGCGAGGCGTATTTGGTGGAGGTCGGCAAAAAAGCAGCCGGTCGCCTGCTTGACGGGCGTGTGTGGGATCAGAACAAGACCTGACCAGGTTTGAATCCGCTGCTGCTGGGGATATAAATGCCAATAGACTTCGCCGACATCTCTGCGCGCTTGGTGCCATACATTGAGAGCATCGTCGCCGATGAGCTCCCCGGCGGTAAGCGCCAGGGCGGCGAGTGGGTGGCGCTCAACCCGACGAGGGCTGATTCCCGGTCCGGCTCGTTCAAGGTCAATATTCGCACCGGTGTGTGGTCCGACTTCGCCACCGGGGAAAGCGGCGGCGATATGATCTCTCTCTACGCCTATCTTCACGGCGTCGGGCAAAAGGAGGCGGCCGAGGCGCTCCGTGATCGCTACTGTGGGGGCGCTCGCGAAAGCAGGCCAAAGCCGGCGCAGAAAACAGAGAGCAAGCGTCAGAAATGGACTCCGGTGATGCCGGTCCCGGACGATGCGTCGGAGCCGCCGAAAGCGCACTATCACTATGGGCGCTGGTCGAAGGTATGGTGGTATCATGACGCTGCCAGCCGTGTCATCGGCGGTGTCTGCCGGTTCGACCGCGCCGATGATGACAAGGTGGTCATTCCGCTTACCTGGTGCCGGGGCCGCGACGGAAAGCAGGAATGGCAGTGGCGGTCGTTCACGGTACCGCGTCCGCTCTACGGGCTCGACAGGTTGGATGCGAAGCCGGGCGCGCTGGTGCTCGTGGTCGAGGGCGAAAAGTGCGCCGATTGGGGCGACGCTTACCTTGTCGAAATGGCGGTTATATCGTGGCCCGGTGGATCGAAAGCGGTCAAAAAGGTCGATTTCACTCCCCTCGAGGGGCGCGATGTCTACCTCTGGCCGGACCGCGACCGTGCAGGCTGCCTTGCCATGCTCGATGTCTATGAGGCGATCAGGGGCACAGCTCATTCGGTCGTGATCGTCCGTCCCCCAGACAGCAAGCCGAAGGGCTGGGATATCGCCGATGCGGTTGATGAGGGCTGGACAGCGGCAATGCTCCGGAGCCACATTCGCGGCAACATGATGAGTGAGGAGGAGTGTCGAAGGGCGCACGAGGTGGCGCGGGACGAGAAGCGAATGGAAACGCCAGATGTGGGCGACGCAAAAACGGCTTCCAACGACCATGACGATGGTGGAAATGGCAATGGAAGCGGCCCAGAGGGCGATTTTGCCGCGCCCGCTCCGCGATTTCACTTCACCGACACCGGCAACGCCCGCCGCCTGGTGCATTATTACGGCAACCGGGTCAGGTACAACGACGATCCGTTCGGGAAGTGGTTTATATGGGACGATGTCCGCTGGCGCGAGGATAAGACCAACCGGATATACTACTACGTCGACCGTGTGGTCGCCGACATCTACAAAGAAGCGTCGGATTCGTCCGACAACGACCAACGTAAGGCACTCGGAAAGTGGGGGTTTAAAATGGAAGAAATGAGACGTCAAAGACAGATGGTGGCGAAAGCCGAGACCCTTCAGGATATCGTCATTCTCGCTGATGATCTCGACCGCGACAATTACCTATTGAATGTGCGCAACTGCACTATCGACCTGACCAGCGGCGAGCCGGTGCAGAGGGAACACCGTCAGGCCGATTATATCACGAAGCTCGCTGATGTCGAGTACGATCCGGGCGCCGATTGTCCGCGCTGGGAGGCGTTTCTGCTCGATATTTTTGACAACGACCTCGACCTGGTGCAGTTCATTCAGCGCGCGGTCGGGTATTCGCTGACCGGCGACACCAGCGAACAGTGCTTTTTCTTCGCTTACGGGACTGGGCAGAATGGGAAATCGGTGTTTTTTAATACATTGGGGCTTTTATTGGGCGATTACTGGGGAAAAGCGCCGACTGATATGATAATGCAGCAGCAGTTTTCGCAGGTGCCGACCGATATTGCTGATTTAAAAGGCAAACGCCTTGTAGTTTGCAGCGAATTAGCAGACAACCGTAGAATGGATGAGCAGCGTATAAAAGACTTAACGGGTGCTGATAATTTTTTGAAAGCGCGCCGTATGAGAGAAAATTATTTTGATTTCAAACCAACACATAAGCTCTGGATGTACGGAAATCATAAGCCGAATATTTACGGCACCGATATAGGTATCTGGCGACGGGTCCGGGTGATCCCGTTCATTGTGACCATCCCTGACGAGCGGAAGCGTCCAATGGTCGATATGATCGCCGAATTTACGGCGGAGATGTCCGGTATTCTCAACTGGGCGCTGGAAGGCTATATGTCGTACCGGGAGAAAGGCCTTAATGAGACGTTGGCGGTGACCCTCGCGACCGATGAATACCGTGTAGAAATGGATATTGTTGGTCGCTTTATTAATGAATGCTGTTTTATTAGCAACAGCGCCTCCGTTCTCGCAACGAAATTTTGGCAAGTTTACAACGGCTGGTGTCGTAATAACGGCGAACATGCCATGTCAAGCCGTCGTTTCAACTCGAAACTTCGGGAGCTCGGTTTTGACGTTTCGTCCGGCACGGCAAACAAAACGTTCGTTAAGGGAATAGCGCATACAACCGAAGCGGAGTTACAAATTCACGACAACGAACCTAACTATTAGTTAGGTAAAGTTAGGTTTATAAAAAACTGTAACATTCAGTATTACAACATGATAGATGGTATAAGTTAAGTAAGTTAGCTAAATTCCCTGTGGGGTAGCTGATAAATAGGGGTCGCGTAGTCAACAGTAGTATTACTTAACTTACTTAACTTTTAGGCGATAACGATATGAAAAAACAGCAGGATACATCAAAACACGAACCTAACTATTTATTCTTTAAAGTTAACTTTAGTTAGGTTGATAGGAGGCGACATGGAAAGCACAATGGAAGAGACTGTGAAGAAAACCGATATCAACGCTGCGCATGTGCTTGGTACGGTCCATGAGAAGCCGATACTTCGATTCACGCCGTCCGATCTGCCGGTGACACGGTTCGAGCTTGTAACCACCACGCCGCGGCAGCAGGATAACGGCGAGACACAGTTCGAGGTGGTCCGTCACTATGTGGTGGTCTTTGGTCCGCTGGCGATGTGGGTGTCCGATGAAGTGAGCGCAGGAGACCGTCTCGATGTCGGGGGGCAGATGAAAACGAGTTTTCTGTACAGGGATAATGCCGGGCCGCGCTTCATAACCGATGTTATCGCCGATGTGGTGGAGAAGGTGGAGGGATGAAAGAATACCCGATTATATTCAGAGGCGATATGGTGAACGCAATTCGCGCTCGCGAGAAAACACTGACGCGACGGGTGATAAAAGACCCGCGCAGAGTTGGGGCAGAACTGCAACTTAACAAAGATAGACCGCCTAATTTTCCTTGTCCTTATGGTTATACAGGTGATCATCTTTGGGTGCGAGAAACATGGGCGGCGGAACACCGATTTGACGGCCATGCCCCGCGTGATATACCGAAGGGTGTCCCTATTCATTACCGTTCTCTGGAACCGGGGCCGAGCGGACTTTTGTGGCGACCATCTATTTTCATACCGCGATGGATGTCGTGTATTACACTTGAAAATACCGGCGTTAGAATTGAACGATTACAGGACATAACAGAAGAAGATGCGGTTGCCGAAGGTGTAGGATATGGATTCCAGATGAACGGGGGCTGGCCGGATTACCAACATATAAAAAATGGCATCTGCGAACTCACACAGGATAGCGCCCAAATGAGTTTCGCTACCCTGTGGGAATCAATTCACGGAATCGACAACCCGAAGGCATGGAAATCCAACCCGTGGGTGTGGAAAACTTCATTCAAGATGATAAAGCCCGCAGTTACGAAGGTGGAGGGATGATTACCATCGGCAGCCTGTTCAGCGGCATCGGTGGTTTTGAACTCGGTCTTGAACGGGCAGGTTTCGGGCCGGTGAAATGGCAGGTTGAGATAGATGATTTTTGCAACAGGATTCTGGCGAAACACTGGCCGGACGTAACGAGATACAGGGATATACGCGATGTCGGGAAACACAACCTCGAACCAGTTGACCTTATTTGCGGGGGATTCCCTTGCCAACCTTTTAGTGTTGCCGGGAAGCGAAAAGGCACAGCGGATGACCGTTACCTCTGGCCGGAAATGGTCAGAGTCATTTCCGAAGTCAAGCCTGTTTGGGTCATTGGCGAAAATGTTCCTGGAATCGTCCCGATGGAACTCGACAAAGTGCTTTCTGACCTGGAAGGTGAAGGCTACGAAACAACAACACTTGTTATTCCAGCTTGCGCCGTCAACGCCCCGCACAGACGGGACAGGGTGTGGATCGTCGCTTGCGACACCACAAGCGAGAGACTACAGAAGTGCCAAAAGAGTGAACTCATCCAGCCCCTACTTCATGCTCAACGAGCAGATAGCGATGCTCCCGACACCCAGCACAAAAGATGTATCGGGAGGAGCCGTGGAAGCGATACCAACGGCAACGGGATACAAGCGGGTGAGCAAGCAGGGCGTGAGCCACGGAGCGCAGTTGCACGATGTGATGAAGATGCTACCGACAGCATCAAGCCGGGACTGGAAAGACGGAGACAGTTACGACAAGGTACCAGAGAACAGTTTGTTGCCCCGGAGAGTTGGGAACAGGACTGGGTTGAAGTTGCAACCCGCCTTTGTCGAGTGGATGATGGGGTTTCCGATAGGGTACATAGACTTAAATGTTTAGGCAACGCGGTAGTACCGCAGGTAGTGGAAGCGATAGGAAGGATACTATGGGAATGGCTGGAACAGCAGGCGCAGCAGTGAAGGTACCGCCGGTGGAGCACTTCGAATTGTTTCTCGTCATGCAGCAGCTCCGCCAGGCGACGGCCGACAGGCTCGATGAGATGGGGATATCATCGGAGAACATGATCGGTGAGGCGATGATCAACCCGGTGCAGGTGAGGAACACCATCATCCGCGCGGAGTATCACACAAAACGAGAGAGCGGCGAGAAGCATGACCAAGCGGTGTGTGATCTGTCGGTACAACACGACCTGTCGTATGCTCATATAAAAGATGTAATTAAGAAGAAACGGTGAAATCGTTTGTGGGGGCAAGATTGCCCCCCGAAATACCGCTTGACAGGTTGTATATTATAGTAGCTGCAATAAAACCTCCCACAACTTCCACGTGCAGCGGCTGACCGGGCCGTCAGGCGACTGGCGGCTCGGCACAAACAAGGAGGATGGATGCCGAGAAGGCCGAAACGACCATGCAGACAGCCGGGATGCGTGACGCTCACCAACGAAGGATACTGCGCCGCGCACCGCCGAGCGATGTATAAACGAATCGACCGTAACCGCGGCAACGCCAGTCAGCGAGGGTATGACGCTCGATGGCGCAAGGCTCGCGAGGTGTGGCTCCACGAACATCCGCTTTGCGTCGAATGCCAGAGCACAGGGAAGTTGACTCCGGCGACCGATGTGGATCATATCATTCCGCACCGCGGCGATCCCGTTCTCTTTTGGGATCGCACTAACTGGCAGTCGCTCTGCGATGTACATAGTAACGCAAAATCGGCTCGTGAGGGTATGGGGAGTAATTTTTCTATAGCTTTGAATCGGTAGAC